AATAAAGGGCTAACCACTAGACTTTGTATTTGGGAAAAAACCAACCCTAGTCCCATGAATGGGCAACATATGTGGTTATCTAGTATTGAATGCTGCGTATATGCCAAACATAAAAATGCCACATTTAAGGAACATTGCAAGTCATCTGTATGGCGTTTTCCTACCGCTAGGGGCAAGTTACACCCAACAATGAAACCATTGAAATTAATGGAATATATAGTAGAAACAAGCTCTGAAGTCAATGATGTTGTGCTGGACTTTACAATGGGATCTGGTACAACTGGTTTGGCGTGTAAAAATTTGGGGCGTAAATTCATAGGCATAGAGAAAGATCCTATGTATTTTGAAATAGCAAAGAACCGTATATAGTGGATATTGAGAAAATCGTCGAGCAGTTACCAGTAGGGGAGCGGGAAGAGTTCTTCCGAATGGCTGCCGACTACATGGAGTCGCTTAAACGGGAAAAAGCCCAAATAGACTTTATGGACTTTGTGCATCAGATGTGGCCCGGATTTGTGGACGGTCCGCACCATAAGATTATGGCTAAGAAGTTCCAAGAGATTGCTGATGGTAAATGTAAACGTCTTATCATCAATATGCCACCACGACATACCAAGAGTGAGTTTGCCAGCTATCTGTTGCCCGCTTGGTTTCTTGGAAAGTACCCTGGCAAGAAGATTATTCAGTGTTCTAATACCGCAGAACTTGCTGTCGGTTTTGGTAGGAAAGTGAGGAACCTAGTTGGTAGCGAAGCATACTCAAAGATATTTCCGAATGTCGCTCTTAGATCTGACTCTAAGGCTGCTGGCCGTTGGGCTACTAATGCCAATGGCGATTATTTTGCTATTGGTGTTGGCGGTACTGTTACAGGTAAAGGAGCTGATCTGCTCATTATTGATGATCCTCACTCGGAGCAAGAGGCGGCGATAGCAGCCACCAACCCCGAAGTCTACGATAAGGTCTATGAGTGGTACTCCTCTGGACCGAGACAACGTCTTCAACCAGGAGGTGCCATTATTGTCGTTATGACCCGCTGGAGTCTGAGGGACTTAACAGGCAAAATTTTAAAGTCCTCTATTGAGCGGGACGGCGATATGTGGGATGTGATTAACTTTCCTGCAATATTGCCAGATGACAAACCATTATGGCCTGCGTTCTGGCCGTTAACTGAACTCCTTGCCTTAAAAGAAGAATTGCCTGTTTCCAAGTGGAATGCGCAGTATCAACAAAGTCCAACATCAGAAGAAGGCGCCCTTGTAAAGCGTGAATGGTGGAAGCTTTGGGAAGCAGATCGACCACCAAATTGTAATTTTGTTATTCAATCTTGGGATACTGCCTTTACAAAAAACGAGCGAAGCGACTACTCTGCTTGTACAACTTGGGGAGTTTTTTACAAGGACGAAGATGAAAGAGACCCCCACATCATTCTTTTGGATGCCTTTAAAGAGCGTATGGAGTTTCCAGAGCTAAAGGCTAAAGCCATCAGAATGTATAAAGAATGGGAACCCGATGCGTTTATCGTAGAGGCTAAGGCATCTGGCGCCCCGCTAATTTTTGAATTGCGACGCATGGGTATACCCGTATCAGAGTTTACACCTACTCGTGGCAATGATAAGATAGCCCGATTGAATTCTGTAACAGATTTATTTGCCTCCGGCAAAGTGTGGGCGCCGGGGACAAGATGGGCTGATGAAGTGATGGAAGAGATGGCAGCGTTTCCCAACTCGGATCACGATGACTTAGTGGACTCCTCTACTCAAGCATTGATTCGCTTTCGGAAAGGCGGATTTGTTTCCCTACCCTCGGATGATCAAGACGAACCACAATTTTATAGACGCAAAGCTGCGTATTACTAGGAACCAATATGGCCATTGATAAAGCACTATACCAAACCCCAGTCGGCATCGACGCACTGGCAGAACAAGAACCTGAGATGGAGATTGAGATTGTAGATCCCGAATCAGTAACAATTGGTATAGACGGACTTGAGATTGAAATCGAGCCAATGGAAGAAGGCGAAGATGACTTTGATGCCAACTTAGCTGAATTCATGAATGAAGGTGAATTGGCATCTATTGCTGGTGACTTGATCGGCGACTTTGATAATGACATCGCTTCTCGTAAAGACTGGATCCAAACCTACGTAGATGGTTTAGAACTTCTTGGTCTAAAGATCGAAGAAAGAACTGAACCTTGGGAAGGCGCTTGCGGAGTCTATCATCCACTTCTATCTGAAGCAGTAGTGAAGTTCCAAGCGGAAACTATGATGTCTACTTTCCCAGCTTCTGGTCCCGTAAAGACTCAGATTATCGGCAAAGAAACACCAGATAAGAAAGATGCTGCTGAACGTGTAACGGCTGATATGAACTATCAGTTGACAGATGTCATGCAAGAATATCGTCCTGAGCATGAAAGAATGCTATGGAGTTTAGGTATTGCTGGTAATGCCTTTAAGAAGGTGTACTTTGATCCTTCCTTAAATCGTCAAGTCTCTATGTTTGTTCCTGCAGAGGACATCGTAGTTCCTTATGGCGCTTCAAACCTTGAGTCGGCAGAGCGTGTTACCCACGTGATGCGCAAGACAGAGAATGATTTACTCCGTCTACAGCATTCGGGTTTCTACCGAGATATCGATCTTGGAACACCAGATAACGTATTAGATGAAGTAGAGAAGAAGATTGCAGAAAAGCTTGGCTTTAGAGCAACTTCTGATGACCGTTACAAAGTCTTGGAAATGCACGTTAACTTAGATTTAGCTGGTTACGAGCATACCGATGACGAAGGAGAGCCAACTGGTATTGCTCTTCCTTATGTTGTAACAATTGAAAAAGGATCGAATACGATTTTAGCAATCCGCAGAAATTGGAACCCAGATGATGAGACTAATAAAAAGCGTCAGCACTTTGTTCACTACGGGTATATTCCCGGCTTTGGTTTTTACTGTTTTGGCCTTATCCATCTTATCGGCGCTTTTGCTAAATCTGGTACTTCCATATTGCGCCAGCTTGTCGATGCAGGATCACTCTCGAATTTGCCAGGTGGCTTTAAGACCCGTGGATTGCGAGTCAAAGGCGATGACACACCGATAGCTCCAGGAGAGTTCCGTGATGTAGACGTTCCATCAGGAACGATGAAAGACAACATCATGCCGTTGCCATACAAAGAACCTTCAATGGTTCTGGCTGGCTTGTTAGATAAGATTGTTGATGAAGGGCGTCGCTTTGCTTCTGCTGCCGATATGAAGGTTGCGGATATGTCAGGGAATACCCCAGTAGGGACAACCCTTGCAATCTTGGAAAGAACTCTCAAAGTAATGTCTGCGGTACAAGCCCGTATTCATTATTCAATGAAGCAAGAGTTCAAGCTATTAAAGAAAATTATCGCTGACTACACTCCTGAAGATTATAGCTATGAGCCATCTGAAGGACGCCGTTCTGCTAAGAAGTCTGATTACGATGATGTTGATGTCATTCCAGTAAGCGATCCTAATGCAGCAACAATGAGCCAGAAGATCATGCAGTATCAAGCTGCTCTTCAGTTAGCTCAGTCTGCGCCTCAGCTTTACAACATGCCACTACTCCACCGTCAGATGCTTGATGTACTTGGATTAAAAGACGCTAACAAATTAGTACCAATGCCAGACGACCAGAAACCAAGAGATCCAATCTCTGAGAATATGGCCGCATTTAAAATGGAACCACTCAAGGCATTTATTTATCAAGACCATGAAGCCCATATTACTGTTCATATGGCTGCAATGCAAGACCCAAAAATTATGCAGATGATGGGTCAAAACCCACAAGCTCAAATGATTCTAGGCGCAATGATGTCTCATATCCAAGAACACGTTGGATACGAATACCGTCGTCAAATGGAAGAGATGATTGGCGTTCCAATCCCTTATTCAGAAGAAGACGACTACGAAGTACCAGAAGAAGTTGAATTACAAATTGCTCGTTTGGCGGCGCCCGCAGCACAGAAACTGTTGCAACAAAGCCAATCACAAGTTGCACAGCAACAAGCACAACAGCAAGCTCAAGATCCGATGCTACAGATCCAGCAAGCTGAATTGCAAATCAAGCAGCAGGAAGCTGCAACATCTCAACAAAAAGTTCAGATTGATGCACAGGCAAAAGCAGAACA